TCCATATATTCAAGACCCTGAATCAATGCCGAATGAAGTTTTATCAGGAACTTCACTTTCAGGATTAACTACCGATATTTTATTGGAACCAAATTTTGGAGGGACATTCATGGGTGGTATATCTCAATTTAGGATGTATACTGAACCTTTAAGTACACCACAGATACAACACAATGCAAGAATCCTAAAAGGTAAATTTGACTTATATGATTTTTGGTGTTCAAATTGTTACCCATGTTTATTGGGATGTTTCTTTAACTTTAATATTGAAGAGGCTGCGTGTAACTTTGATTTTGTATCCAATGAAATAACTTGTGATTTTGGTTTTAATATTTCAGAACCTGATTGTAACCCTAATTTTGATATAATTACGTAATGGAGTTTTTTATAAGGAAAAATAGTACACTACCAATTATAAAGGTACAGGTAGTAAAAGATGGAAGAGTTGATTTTCGTGAGTTCGATAACTTAACGAACACCTCGACTATTACTTTTAGTATGTGGGATGAGGAAACCAATAGGTACTATGTTGTAAATAAACCAGCAAGAACTATGGTAAAAGAGGCTACAGGTGATAGTCCTGAAGTTGAATATTATGTTTATTACCAACTAACATCTCATGAAACCCGTAATCCTGGTCGTTATATTGCTGAGTTTAAAATTTCTAACGAACAAGGAGAAATTACATTACCATTAAGAAAAAAATTATTTATAAACGTTAGAGATTCGATAAGTATCCCTGATTTATGTTGTAGACCAAATAGGGGTCAAGACGCTATTGTATTACCATCTGAAACACCTAGACCTACACCTTCAATTACTCCTTCAGTTACGATAACGCCAACTAGTTCTATTACTCCTACGAGTTCAGTAACACCTACACCATCAATTACCCCTTCAGTTACGATAACGCCAACTAGTTCTATTACACCTACGAGTTCAGTAACACCTACACCTTCAATTACTCCTTCAGTAACTATTACACCAACCCCGTCAGTTACCCCTTCAGTATCTATCACCCCAACTAGTTCAATAACTCCTAGTGTGTCTATTACACCCACATCTTCAGTTACACCTTCAGTAACTATTACACCGACTAATTCTATTACGCCTACTTCTTCAGTTACTCCAAGCGTTTCAATTACTCCATCACCAAGTATAACACCTAGTTCTTCAATTACACCTTCAGTAACTATTACGCCGACTCCAACTATAACAATTACTTCAACACCGTCTGTTACACCAAGTGTTACGGTAACACCTACTCCGTCAGTAACACCAGGTGTAAGTGTAAGTACAACACCGTCAACTACACCAACTATTTCAATTACACCAACCACTTCTATTACTCCAACTAGTAGTGTGACTCCTACATCATCAATTACACCGACCAGTTCAGTAACTCCTAGTGTATCTATTACACCGACATCATCAATAACTCCAAGTATAACAATTACTCCAACACCATCTATTACTCCAACAAGTAGTGTAACACCAACACCATCAATTACTCCAACACAAACAATAACACCATCGGTAACAATTACACCTACACCTTCATCAACCCCTCCAATACCTATCAATGACCCTACACTTGAAATTTATTATCAAGGTGATTTGGCGTCTTACTTTACTCCAACACCAACAAGTGGAGATACATTTAATCAATGGGAAGATTCATCTGCCAATGCTCATAATGCCAACCCAATAGGTGGTGGTAGTGGACCTGCACCTGAATGGTGGTCAAATGTTCAGAATGGTTTAGGTGGTGTATACTTTAATGGTACCACTGACGGTCTGAGTGTTAATCCTCTAACTGATTTACAATCCGTTACAGGTCAAACAATTATAGTTGTTGCAAAATCATTAAGTCCTTCATCAACAGGTCAATACATACAAGGTGGTGAAGACGGTAATACTGGATTAGACGAAGTCTTTATAAGACAGAGTGGAGGTACTTACGATATAAGAACCGCATTTGGTAGTGCCACTGGTGGTGTTGTTGATGGTAACTCACATATTTTAACAACAGTATTTAGTGGTTCAGGTACTAATAATTCTGACAGACTTAAATTTAGAATTGATAGTTGTGAGCAAACATTATCATTTAATTCTTCAATAAGTGCCACGACATCATCATTAACGGATTATGTATTTATGGGTGTTTCATACTCAAACGCGGTTTCTGGTGTTGAACAATACTATTATAATGGATTTATCTTTGATGTTTTAGTATATAGTCGAGCATTAACCGTTAGTGAATTAACAGTTGTTGAAAATTATTTATCGGGTAAATGGTCTATAAATGTTGGTTGTCCAACACCAACACCAACCCCGACAAGTACAATTACACCGACACCTTCTGCCACTCCACCACAACAAAATTTATTAGTGGATAATTTAGGAAATAATATAATTACAAATGATGGTGATTATTTATTGATGTCTACAGGTCCATTACCCACACCTACACCAACACCTACAAATACTCCTACATCGACAATAACACCTACTCCATCAATAACTGTTACTCCAACTAATACCATAACACCTACTAATAGTGTTACTCCTACTCCAAGTATAACGCCGACTAATACCATAACACCAACGATAACAGTAACACCATCCTCAAGTACATATGTACCTTCAAGTAGAATATTGTATTATGATTTTAACGATACTTCATCGTATAGTGGGTCATCTATAGTGTTTGATTTAGAGGGTAATTCTGATGGTACGGTTTATAATTCACCATCTTTTAATGATTGTTATCAATCAATACAATTTAATGGAACGAATGGTTATGTTACAACTGATATAGACCTCAACAGTCAATTATCACCAGCAAATACATCAACAGTGATATCATTATTTACTTGGTTCTATCCAACTGGTGATGGTGTTATTGTTTCAGAACAAGGTAGTGTAACTCCTCCTGATAGTGGTTGGTTTGATTCTCAGATACAAATAGTTTCAGGTAACACTTACTTTAGTGTGTGGCCATATACTATTGGTTCAACCGCCTCGCCAGTAATACAATCGTCTATTAGTACCCCATTAAATCAATGGCATTACTTAGGTTTAACTTATGATGGTACAACTTTAAGAGCATATGTTAATGGTTCACCTGCTGGGTCAGTTGCAACTGCCAGACAAACACCATATAATAATGGGTCTACTCAATTACATTATGCATTGGCATATGGTACTCAAACTAACTTTACAAGTGGCCAACCTTATGGTGTTGGTAGAATGGGTACGTTTGAGGTTTATAACACCGCCCTATCACAAACACAAATTACTAATTTATATAATAACACTTCATCTCAATGGGTATGTCCTACCCCAACACCAACACAAACACCGACACCGACTATTACTCCATCAGTGACACCATCAAATACTCCAACCCCATCGATAACACCATCAATTACACCTACAGTAACAATAACTCCGAGTATCACCCCATCAAATAGTGTTACACCATCAATTACACCAACCCCATCAACTACACCTACTAATTTATATACGTTTAGTGCATTTACATTTACATCCGCAAGTTTAGTAGGTAGGACAGGACCAACATTAGCCCAAGTACAAACTGCTTATAGTAGTGAATCATGGACACAAAACACTAGTTACCTTAATGTAACAACAAATGGTTACCAAGAGTGGACAGTTCCTCAAACAGGTACTTACGAGTTTGAGGTTGCGGGAGCTCAAGCGGGTTCAGTTACATATCCATCATCATCAACGGGTGGTAGAGGTGTTATTATGAAAGGTAGATATTCCCTAACCAGAGGTGATGTTGTTGAGATTATTGTTGGTCAACAAGGTGATAATGGTGTAAGTTCATCATCATTTAATGGTGGTGGTGGAGGTGGTGGTTCCTTTGTTGTATTAAGTGGCACACCATTAATCGTAGCTGGTGGAGGTGGTGGTGACGGTGCCTACAGTGGTTCAGAATCAGGTACGTTATATGACGGTTTAGATGCAGTTACAACTATAAATGGTACTTCATCAGTATTCGGTGCACCTGGGGGTACCAATGGAAATGGTGGTGAATCACACACAGATGGAACAACAACATCGGCAAACGCTTATGATTCGGGTTCAGGTGCTGGTTTCTTAACTGACGGTGAAAATGGTGATGGTACTTCAGGTGGTGCTGCGACTACTCAAGATGGTGGTGCAGGTAGAACATATTCCGCAGGTTTAACAGGTGGTGTTAATGCCACTAGTTACGCAACACAATCAGGTGATGGTGGATTCGGTGGTGCTGGTGGTGGTTCTCCTATCTGTGGTGGAGGTGGTGGAGGATACTCTGGTGGTGGAGGTTCATATAGAAATGGTAACCCACGTGCCGATGGGGGTGGAGGTGCTGGTTCTTATTTAATATCAGGACTTACTAATGTATCGACTACTGATGGACAATATAATAACAGTTCAACTTTTGGTGGTAATTCAATCACCAATTTAAACTCATATAACACTGGCGGTGGGTATGTTACAGTTACTTTAATAAACTAAAACTATTTATAAAATAAAAAAGACATGGCAAACTTAACTATAGACCAATTAACCTCATTTACAGGCACACCACAGAGTAGTGATTTAATTATTATTCATGATGGAACGAATGCCAAAAAAATAACATATGCTGAACTATTCAATAAGATTTTTTCGGGTTCAACATCATTACAAGCTGATGGTTCACAATTTAATTTGACAGGACATATAATTCCAACAACAAATGATGTCTATGATTTGGGTTCTGCAGAATACAAATTCAGAGATTTATATTTGGGTGCCAGTACAATACATATTGGAGATAAAACAATTAGTGAAACTAATGTTGACGACAGTATGGAGATTAAAAACATATCCGTACCATCTTCTCCAACATCTGAAGGTAATAAAGGAGATGTTGTGTTTGATGATACCCATATGTATATTTGTATTAGTACTAATTCATGGAAAAGAATTAACTTAGACACCACTTGGTAATATGGAATTTTTTATTAAACAAAATAGTGAGTTACCTATCTTAAAAATGCAGGTAGTTAAGGACGGTAGAACAAACGCCAATAAAGTGTTTGATGAGGACCTTGACACCGCTACGATTCGTTTTTCTATGAAGAATGAAGCTAATGGTATCCCTAAGGTTTTAATGAACAATGCATACATCACGGAAAAGATACAACAAAACCCTGACGCACCAAAAGAATATTACATTTATTATAAATGGAGTAAAAGGGACACCAAACAAAAAGGTCGTTTTATTGGTGAATTTCACATAGTAAACTCAATGGGTGAATTGATTACACCAATCAGAGAAAATCTTTATATTAACATCATTTGACAAAGTAGTTAATCTATTATATTATTTGTTTAAATGTCAAAGAGTAATCACATCACAACGATGTGAGTAGAATGTCTCAGACGGAAAAACAAGTATTATGGTATCACAAACAGAAATTGAAGAATTCCTTCACGGAGAGGACCCTGAACAGTATATTGTTGCGTTAGAATATGATTACGCATCAGGAAAAATATTCAAAATTATTCAACACCCTGAACAGGGAAAAGTTATAAAATCAGACACATTTATTCCATTCGCGTGGGTTGGAGACCTTAGGGGTATTAACTTCTATAGAGGTTCAAAAGCAGCACAGAAACAAGCCATGTCAGAACACGGTATTATTATCGAAAAACTCGACACTCATGGAGATGAAAGAATGGAAAAAGGTCTTAAGTATTTGGTTAAGACCACAAAATCATATAGTAACTTAGTAAACTTTTTTAAAGGTGGTGGACTTGAACCTTGGGGTAGAGAAAGTTCAGACCACATTATGATTCTACCACCAACAGAACAATATTTAGTTCAAAAAAACAAACGACTATTTAAAGGTTTTGATGAATACGATGAAGTACACCGTTTTGTATTCGATATCGAGACCACAGGTCTTTCACCAGAGGATAGTAGAATATTCCTTATTGGGATGAAGGATAATAAAGGTTTTGAAAAGGTTATTGCTTGTGAGAACGATGAAGAAGAACGAAAGGTAATCATCGATTTTTTTGACACAATAGCATACCTTAAACCAACACTTATTGGTGGTTATAACTCGGCGTTCTTCGATTTTCCCTTTATTCTTCGTAGAGCTGAAATCTTAGGTCTTAACCCAAAAAAGATTGCAAAAACACTAAACCCCCAACAGTCTTTACGACAAAAAGAGGGTATGTTAAAACTTGCAAACGAAATGGAACCCTATACTCAGACGATGATGTGGGGATATAACATTGTTGATATTGCACATGCAGTTCGTAGAGCACAAGCCATTAACTCAGATATTAAGAGTTGGGGTCTTAAATACATTACACAATTTATCGGAGCTGAAAAGGAAAACCGTGTTTATGTTGAGGGTGACAAGATTGGTAAAATCTATTTTGACAATAAGGACTATTACTTCAATCCAAAGTCAGGTGGTTATAAAGAAGTCGGAGCAAAGGGTACTGAAAACCTAATGGAAAGATTTCCTGGTGCGTTTGAAAAGGTTGGTGGTAAATACATTATCGAGAGATATCTTTATGATGATATTTGGGAAACTATGGTTGTTGATGAAGAGTTTAATCAGGCTAACTTCCTTCTATCAAAATTGGTTCCAACTACATATGAAAGACTATCAACGATGGGAACCGCAACTTTATGGAAAATGATTATGGCCTCGTGGTCTTATAAAAATAATCTTGCGATACCTAAAAAGGGAGAAAAAAGACCGTTCACTGGTGGACTTTCTCGTCTACTCGCAGTCGGATACTCCACTAATGTATTAAAGCTTGACTACTCGTCTCTATACCCTTCCATTCAGTTGGTCCACGATGTGTTCCCTAAGTGTGATGTTACGGGTGCAATGAAGAGTATGTTGAAGTATTTTCGCGATACTCGTATTAAGTATAAAAAACTAGCAGGTGAACTTTACGAGTCAGACCCAAAAGAATCAAAGAAATACGGACGTAAACAATTACCTATTAAAATTTTCATTAACGCATTCTTTGGTTCATTATCCGCACCTCAGGTATTCCCGTGGGGGGATATGGATATGGGTGAACAGATTACCTGTACGGGTCGTCAATACCTTCGTCAGATGATTATGTGGTTTATGAATAGAGGATACAAACCACTTGTTATGGATACGGATGGTGTTAACTTCTCATCTCCTCCTGGTCGTGAAGAACACACTTACGTAGGTAAGGGTCTTAATGATTTGGTAGTTGAAGGTAAAACATATTATGGAACCGAAGCCGATGTTGCTGAGTATAATGATTTATTCATGAGAGGTGAAATGGGTCTTGATACTGATGGTGTATGGCCGTCAACTATCAATGTGGCTCGTAAGAACTATGCTCTTCTCACAGATTCAGGAAAGGTAAAGCTTACGGGTAATACCATTAAGTCAAAAAAATTACCGACCTATGTTGCTGAGTTTTTGGATAAAGGATTGAGACTGTTATTAGATGGTAAAGGTCATGAGTTTTTAGATTATTACTATGAATATGTTGATGTAATTTACAATCAACAAATACCACTATCTAAGATTGCAAATAAAGCTCGTGTTAAACAATCAATTAAAGAGTATAAAGTTCACATAACTAAAAAAACAAAGTCAGGTTCCCTTATGTCTCGTCAAGCACATATGGAGTTAGCCATAAAACACAACATACCTGTTGGTCTTGGTGATACTATCTATTATGTTAATAATGGTGAAAAGAAGTCTCACGGAGATGTACAGAAAAAGAATATATGGCACGCCACCGCAGCTGAAAAAAGACAATATAAGGCAGAACATGGAGTTGCAATGCCTGCTGATGATGTTGAGATTGTATTAAATTGTTATTTGATTGACGACCAACTAATTACTAACGAACCTGATAAGTTGGGTGAATATAATGTTCCTCGTTATTTGGCGGCATTTAATAAAAGAATTGAACCTTTGTTGGTAGTTTTCTCAACTGATATTCGTGATGAGATTTTGATTGAGGACCCTAACGATAGACCTTTCTTTACTAAATCACAAACTGAGTTGGTTAGGGGTTATCCTCGTAGAGACGGTGACCAAGATACATTAGATGAAGTATTAACTCTATCAGATACTGAAATAACATTTTGGGATAGTGTAGGTATTGACCCTTACTACATGTACTTAGAAAATACTATGAATTTGGTTAATGAAGAATATGTTGATAAGAATAAAAAACTTATGAGTTCTTTAGCCCGTCAGACGACATAACGTACCAACCGTCAACAATATAACGAAGTTCTACTGAAGCGTACATATCTAAAACTATTTCTTCAAACTCGTTATCTATTAACTTGTCAGTAGTTACTGTTGTATCACACATAGATTTTATTGTGACGTGGTCGGTAGTTGTTTCATCGAGTGTAATTGTACAGGGTGTTTTAGACTTTGTAACAATTGCACTCTCACCATTAGTAGTGTATTTGTTACTTGTGCAAATAATACTATCAGATGTCTTAACTTCTTTACCTGCAACTATTTTGGTAACAGGATATGATTTCTGTATACCCATAATTAAATAACATAAATCTGACGAGGCATTGCTCTGAATTGTAGTGACTTATTTAGATTTTCTGCAATTCCTGCCTCTCTTTCCATCATCTTCTCAGGTCTTAATCTTTCTAATCTCTGAGTCAACTCTTCCATTAATTTAGATTTTTCATCTTTAGCTTCTGTGAGTAAAGAATCGTATTCTAATTGTAATTCTGAATCAGGTGTCTTCAAGTTACCACTAAACTTACCTCTAACTCTACCTAAAGTTTCTTTAACATAAGATACGAACCACTTTCTTACCCATGTTTGTGCTGGATTATTTAATTCATCCCACTTCATTTCATCAATAGGTATGTCTGATGGTAGTCTTACTACATCAGGGTTTTTAGCTAAACAATCCTCACGGTCTTCAGTATCGTAATACCAATACCAAACACGGTATTCGTTATGTTGTATATTTCCGAAGTCAAATTTACCACCAGGTACGTTCATTAAGTGAACAGCTTTTTTACCATCAGGTAATGCGGTTACTCTATAAGTTAAGTCACCTGAAATAATTCTTCTTTTAACATTAATATCTTGCATTCTAAGTAGGATATCAAATGCTGGTGTAATAAAGTAATTACCCATAGTTCCCATTTGTGAGAAACCAGCAGCACCACCTAAACCGATACCACCAAATCCACCGAAACCACCCATAAACGGGTCAAAGAATGCTGCGTCTAACTCCGCTCTTTGGAACCATAAAAGTTCATTTAATTCTCTACCTTTTGGTATTTCATATATTTGTTGACCTGGAACCAAGTCAATATAGTCTTTTTTAAGAACGTAATCACCACCAGCTTGTAAACCTACAATTTTAGAATAAGCGTAAGTATATTGAGTTTCCCAGTCTAAAGAACGAGTCGTAAAAGCACGTGTTACGGATTGTTCGTCTAAGTTCATTCCGTATAATGAGGTCCATTGAGATTCAATTAACCAATCATTTACATATTGTGCGTAGTCTTGAATTGATAACTCTAATAATGAGTCCATCATTTCATCTTCAATTTCTACACTACGAATAGGGGCACCTAACAGGTGTTTTACACGTGTATATAGTTTTGTTCTTTGTGGTTCGTTAATTACAGACATAATGTGTTTTCTATATAAATATTAAGAAAACAACATTTCTTTACTTTGCATATTGTGCAGACTCGTCAAAAACGTATCTACCGTCAATTATTTTAGTATTTGAGTTGTCAAAGACTATTGTACCTAACTTATTATTTTGAAAAACTAAAAAGTCTGTTTTATATGGTTTTACGTTTGCAGTCCCAAAAACAGTGATTTTACCATCAACATTTTTAGTGTCATTATACGGTTTAATTTGCATAGTCTTCGTTCCTTCAGGAAGTTCAACAATTGCGTCAACACCACCAATCATGTCGTCTACACCACCCAGTTCACCTACTTTAGTAACTTTGTCGGTTTTAAAAATCTTCTTTAAGTCTTCGACAGCATCGACCTCTCTCTTATCACCAAATTTGTTAGTTTTATCTAATCCTGCCATTAATGTTTGGAAAGTTGGTGACTCACTATTAAAGATTCGATATCTTAACTCAATAAGATATTTGTTCAACCTATTAACCTCTTCAATTTGTTGTCGGTTATTTTTATTGTTAAAGTTAATTGCGTCGATACCATATTTTCTTAAGTATTGATTTATATCGTTAACTAAGGTACAGAACGCGGTATAATTTGTATTCAACTTGTTAATAACTGAACGACCTTTTTGTTCGTAATCATATACCCCCGACATCTGACCTTTATCATATTGTCCTTTTTCATACCAATACTCAGAGAATACTTCTTTTAAAATATCCATGATGGTAAACATAAACTTTTTCTTAATTTCAGGGTTTGTGTTAAATAATCTTCTATAATTTTGAACTTGGTTTCTATTACAACCTGCACTGGCACCTTCACTGATGATACTCTTTACCTTTTTAACTTCATTAATTTTTTTCTCAGTCTTTAAGTTATATAAGTCATTAACAAAGTCCCAATTAATAACAGACCAAAAGTTTTTAATGTAATCATCACGTTTGTTTTTATATTTCAAATAATATGCGTGTTCCCACACATCTAATCCTAAAATAGGAAATCCACCATTTTTAACAACATTCATTAATGGGTTGTCTTGATTTGGTGTTGACATAACTTTCAGTTTACCTGATTTAGTTAATACTAACCAAACCCACCCTGAACCAAATCTTTTTTTGGCTTCATTACTGAATATGGATTTAAACTTAGAAAACCCGTTAAAGTCTTTGACAATTTTATCATAAACCTCACCTTGTGCTCTTTGTTTTTTTGGTGATAACATTTTCCAAAATAATGCGTGGTTAAAAGCTCCACCCGCATTATTTCTAATGGTTGTGTTATATCTTGAGATACCTTTTATAATTTGTTCTAATTCTAAGTCACCATCTTTTCTTTTTGACAATGCGTCGTTTAATTTTTTTACATACCCTTTGTAGTGTTTGTTGTAGTGGGTATCCATAGTATCTGCGTCGATAAATCTTTCTAAGGCAGAATAGGAGTATGGTAAGTTTTCAATTCCTACTTTTTTCATTTCCGTTAAAATTTCTTTAGGGATTTGCGTAGACAACTCAGACAATAGTTTTTGAGTGTCTTGGCTTTTGTTTATTTTATGTTCAATCAATGAGATTTTTTCTTGTAATCTTCTGAACTTCATTTGTGTTATTTTAATATAAATAACCCCGAACTAAGATTTATCAACGTCTGACTGAAATTTCGTTGATGATTTCTTCCATAATATCCCCTTTTCCTTCGTTATCACCCATAACGGTTTCAAATATATTCTTTTTCTGAGATAAGATATCATATATGATTCCCTCAATAGAGTTTTCAAAAATAGGGTAGAATACTGATACGTTTGATTTTTGTCCGTATCGATAGGCTCGGTCTTCGGCTTGTGAATGGTCGGAAGGTACAAATGATAAGTCATTCATTATAACTGCCTCAGCGGCGGTTAATGTAATTCCTACACCTGCAGCTTTTAGGTTTCCGACAAAAACTTTTATTTTGTCGTTTTCCTGAAATTGGTCAACAGAATGTTGACGAGCAGGTTTACTCATTTTACCATCCAACTTAACTGCCGACTTACCAAAATGGTCGGTGATTTGGTTTAGGGTATCTGTAAAGTTTGTGAATATAATTACTTTTTTTCCTTGTTCAATAATGTTTTCAGCAATCTCACAAGTTTCTTTTACTTTATTTTCTGCAATAACCTGACGAACTTTCATAAGTTTTGAAAATTGGACAGTAAGAGATTTCTTTTCACTATCGTCTTCCATCCAATCATAATACTCACCCATTAACTCTTCGTATTGTTTTGATTTTAAATTCAAATATACTGGTGTTAAAATCTTATCAGGTAAATCTAAGATATCTTGTTTTAATCTTCGTAATACGTGTGTTTTTGTTCGGTCCCTCAATTCTAAAAGATTTGATGCTCCGTTTACATTCCATACTTTTCTACTACCCACATTAAATTGATATCCTTCACAGTAACGAATAACATACGCCATCCAATTATAAGCAACAGGAGATTCAACTAAGTTTAGTAGGTTGTAATAGTTAATTGGTCGTGAGGTCATTGGTGTTCCTGTTAACAACCACACTTTACCAATCTTAGTAATTATATCGTTTATAAGTTTGGTTCTTTTGGCTTGAACGTTTTGAATGTAGTGTGCTTCATCAACAACTACTAAATCAAAACCTTCTTGCATTATGACCGATTCTTCTTTATTTTTTGTGTCGTGAAAGTTCTTTAATATATCATAGTTGATGATAACAAAATCTGCACTTTCCCATTTTTTACCCTCAATAATTGATATAGACTTATCAGTATAGTTTTGTATCTCCCTTTTCCAATTTATTTTTAAAGACGCTGGACACACAATCAATACTCTCTCCGCACCTGACTCTAAAGCTGCAATCACAGTAGATGTCGTCTTACCTAAACCCATATCATCAGCTAAGATGTATTTGTCGTGAGATGCTAATTTTTCAATTGCTTCTTTTTGGTGAGACAGGGGCGGACGGTGAGAGTATCGTTCATAATCAATTGAAACGTCTTTGACTTTTTGTGTTGGTATCAATGCAACTTTAGGTAACCAAAAGTCATGTAGTTTTTGGTTTTCAAATAATTTTCCCCAAATATGAAAAGACTTGTCTTTTTCAACAAGTATCTTTTCAACATAAACTTTATCAGGTACTTTTGTGAAAAGTTTTTCTTCCATCATCTTCGTACCAAAATAACTGTCGAGGTCAACCCACTTTCTTGCAATCTTTGGTGTTGTTTCGTAATATGAATTTATATAGTCGGCTTGTGCTCGTGTTAATTTAAAGTGTTTTTGAACTTCGCTCTTTTTCTTAATGGACATTATATAGTTATTGAACCCATCGTACTCTTCTAAAATACGTTGTGCCCTTACTTCAGGTATTTTTGATAATTTATCTTTATTACTTTGCATAGCGAAATATTTATAATATAACTATAATCAAACTATTTATCAACATATGAGTAATAGAAAGGTACCAATAACGAGATTAGAAAAGTTTTTCGGGTCTGAAGATTTTGCATTAGAGCAAGAGATGGGACGTGAATGGCTTGAGGGCGATATGAACTTTACCTTAGTATTGTATCGTGTAGACCGTCAAAAAACTAAGACGGATGATGTATATGGTGAGACTGAAGAAGATGGTATTAAGTTTTTACCACCTGTAGAGTTTAGAGGTTATGTAACTATTGAACAACCTGAAAACCAAGACTATGCCAATTCTCGTATGAGTCAAATGGAACCTGGTAATTTAAAGGTCGGTGTATATCAAAACGCTTTGGATGAATTAGGTATTGATATTTCATATGGTGATTACATTGGGTATTACGAAACAGAAAAAAGAGTTAGATATTATTCAGTAGTTAATGACGGTCGTGTTGTCAGCGACAATAAACATACTTACGGTGGTTACAAACCTTTCTATAGAAGTATTGTGGCTGCACCTGTTAATGATGGTGAGTTCAGAGGAATATAAATAAATTAAATAATGGCATTACCTAAAAAAATTAAAAAACATCTTCCATTAGAACCTGAAAAAATTCTTTTACAAAGAAGGGAAGAGTTGTTAGAACAAATTCAAGAAGATGGTACATACCTACCTAAATCAATATTACATGCTGATTTGGACCGTGGAATGTTAGATTTCGTAAAGGAAAATTTAGAGACGACTGTTAGTGGTAAAAAGATACCAACGATTGATTTAATCATTACAACACAGAATTGGGCTCAGTTTACAGAGAGTTGGAACTTCCAAGATTTGGATAAAAATATTAAACCACCATTTGTTGCCACAGTTAGAAATCCTGATGTAAAGTTTGGAACCAATCCATCATTACAATATACGATACCAAATAGAAAACAATTTTATTACGCCAAAGTTCCGACATGGGATGGTCAAAGAAAAGGTATTGATATCTATAAAATACCTCAACCCGTTCCTGTAGATATTACTTACAATGTAAAAATATTTTGTAATAAGATGAGACACCTAAATGAATTTAACAAAAAAGTTTTACAAACATTTAGCTCTCGTCAAGCATATACTGAAATTAAAGGACACTACATACCTATCATATTAAACAACTCATCTGATGAGTCTGTTTTAGATATTGAAAAAAGAAAGTACTATGTTCAGAATTATGAATTTTTAATGATGGGATTCTTAATGGATGAAGAAGAGTTTGAGGTGTCACCTGCAATTTCAAGAACCGCAACATTTTTAGAGGTCGATACTTTTAATGTTAAAAGAAGAGTTAAGAAAGAACCTGCAAACCCTACTAATTTTGATTTAAACATTGTTTTTCCTCAGGGTATTACAGAGTTGTCTGAAACATATAGATATGAAGTAGACTTATCTATTATAGAAACTGATAATGTTGACAGTTATTCTGTTTATATAAATAACAACTACATTGGTGATGATGTTAGTGTTATTAAAATATCAACTAACGATGTTATTAGAATTGAAGTCGTAAAAAATGATGTCACTAAAGATTCTAACTTACTGACTAAAGCACGTCTTCTTTAATTATTCACCGTAGATGTCTGTCACTTCTTGACAGTTTTCTTCTATCAACTTTTCTAAGAACTTATAGATTTTCAAACCGTTTTTCTCACAGTGTTTTTTTAGTAGTTCGTGAGACTTTGGTGAAATTTTTATGTTTTTTATTTTACTCATCGGTGTTTTTTTAAAAGGTAGAAAAAAGGTAGACTTTTTTCCTACTCCTAATAAATATAGCGGTGTAATAATAGTTTTTTGACTTTTTCCGTAATATTTATCTAAAAAATAAAACTTAAGAAATTATTTAACAATGGCGACAGCAAACAAAGTATTCGTTTCTCCAGGTGTTTATACATCTGAAAGAGATTTAAGTTTTGTAGCACAAAGTGTCGGTGTAACAACATTAGGTATTGTAGGTGAAACTCTTTCGGGTCCAGCATTTGAGCCGATTTTCATCTCAAACTTTGATGAATACCAAGCATACTTTGGTGGTACAAATCCAACAAAATTTGTCAACACCCAAATTCCTAAGTACGAAGCAGCGTATATCGCTAAAGCTTATTTACAACAATCTAACCAATTGTTTGTAACAAGAGTACTTGGTTTATCGGGTTACGACGCAGGACCTTCATGGTCAATTACGACAGTAGGTAATTTAGATAGTACAGGTATGACTGCAACTGATGTTTTAGGTCCATATGAAGTTACATTTACAGGAACTTCAGGAACTACAACAAGTATTGAGGTTACTGACTATTCAAACTTACCTTCAATTATTCAAGACGTTATAACTACTACGTACACAACATATACTGGTGGTGACTCTACTATATTAGGTGATATGGAGGGTTATCTATATGGTGAGATAGTAGAACAAGCATCTTCAGGTTCCACAGGTTATTACTGGGGAGCGGTAAGTGCTGATACATACGCAAGTGTTAGTGCTGCAACCCCTTCAACATACACTGCAAGTACTAACGTATTTGAAGTAGATGATATTCGTTTTGAAGATAACGATTTAGATGACTCAACTAATGACCCTTGGTACTATTCATTATTTAGTGAATCTAGTGATGTATATAGTGGTTCGGGATTTGGTATGATTGTAACTGAATTAAACAACACAGGTGGTTTAATATATACAGGAACTGCAGAAGTATATGTTACTACATACTCAGGTACACCTATTGCGGAGTACCATGATTTAGTAGTTGCAACTTTACGTTCTAGAGGTATTGCAACATATTCAAATGATGATGGTCCTGTATATGAGGTATCAGGATTAACCGATGCGTCTATTGATTCATCAGGTCCATACTCGGCAATCACTAAAAATCCATTTGCAACATTCGCAATTGATGCAACTGCAATTGATGGTGATACATTTACGTTTAAAACATCGTTTAACATATCAAGTTCAAATTACATATCTAAAGTATTTGGTAAATCAAACTTTGCTAAACCTCGTACCGATGTACCTTTATTCTTAGAAGAAGATTACCATTCAATGTTAAACATTGGTTATAGAAAAGGTAAAATTAGAGGTCTTAACACTTCATTTTTATCTTTAGAAGGTGCAAGAACTGACACTAACAATACAGGTATTGGTTGGTACTTAGACCGTTACCAAACACCTGAAACTCCATATGTTGTTTCAGAACTTAGAGGTAGTAAGGTTTACGATATGTTTAAATTTATTACAGTATCTGACGGTAATTCAGCAAACAGAGAGGTAAAAATTTCAATTATCAATATTTCATTTAATAATGGAACTTTTGATGTTGTTGTTCGTGACTTCTTTGATACTGACGCTAATCCTGTGGTAATTGAAAAATTCACTAACTGTACAATGGACCCAGGTCAAAATAGTTTTGTCGCTAAGAAGATAGGTACAGCTAACGGTGATTTCGAATTAAAATCTAAATTTATCATGTTAGAGATGAATGAAGATGCACCAATCGATTCATTACCTTGTGGTTTCCGTGGATATTTAACAAGACAATATTCAGGTGCTAAATCACCATTCTTAGAATATAAGACAGAGTATTACACACCAGGTCAAGTTATCTTTAACCCACCGTTTGGTAGTTCAACAGGAACTGATAATGAAACAAGGTCAGGTGGTGATAAGGTTAGAAAAACTTACTTAGGTATTTCTAATACTATGGGTATTGATTATGACTTCTTTAATTATAAAGGTAAACAAAATCCAACAGACTTAGAAACGGCTACTGAGTCAACATCATGGGCATACTTAACAAAAGGTTTCCACATGGATTCAGGAGCAACAGTTGTTACAATCCCTGATGGTTACACAACATCAGGTCAGTCGGCATTTGAAGTTGGTGTTGCACAGTTTAGAACTGAACCAACTGATGAGTCAAGTCCATATTACAAATTAAACTCACGTAAATTTACAATCGCACCTTCAGGTGGTTTTGATGGATGGGACATCTATAGAGAGTACAGAACTAACGGTGATAGATATCAGTTAGGTGCTGCTGGTTATAGAGCAGGTGCTGCACCGTCTATTACTTATCCAACATCAACAGGTTGGGGAGCGTTTAAACAAATTACAGGTCCTGACCAGTTAACGTGGGGTAACACTGACTACTATTCTTACTTATGGGGTCAGTATACATTCAAAAACCCTGAAGCGGTTAACATTAATGTATTCACAACACCAGGTGTTGATTATGTAAATAATTCAAACCTTGTTGAAGAAGCTATTGATATGGTTGAGACGGACAGAGCAGATTCAATCTATATCTGTACAACTCCTGACTACAAAATGTTTGTACCAACTTTAGGTGATTTTGACACTAACTTCATTTATCCTGAAGAAGCGGTTGACAACTTAGAAGAAACAGATATTGATTCTAACTACACAGCAACTTACTACCCATGGATTTTAACAAGAGATTCAGTTAATAACACTCAAATCTACATTCCACCAACTGCGGAGGTTGTTAGAAACTTAGCGTTAACTGATAACATCGCGTTCCCATGGTTCGCTTCAGCGGGTTACACAAGAGGTTTAGTAAACGGTGTTAAAGCACGTAAGAAATTAACTCAAGAAGACAGAGATATCTTGTATAAGGGTAGATTAAACCCAATCGCAACCTTCTCAGATGTGGGTACAGTGATTTGGGGTAACAAAACTCTACAGGTTAGAGAATCTGCACTTGACAGAATAAACGTAAGAAGATTGTTACTACAAGCTCGTAAACTGATTTCAGCAGTAGCTGTTAGATTGTTGTTCGAACAGAATGACGAACAAGTTAGACAAGAGTTCTTAGATTCAGTTAACCCAATCTTGGATGGTATCAGAAGAGACAGAGGTTTGATTGACTTTAGAGTAACAGTTTCTAACACACCTGAGGATTTAGACTCTAATACATTAACAGGTAAGATTTACTTGAAACCGACAAGAGCACTTGAATTCATTGATATTGAATTCTTAATTACTCCGACAGGTGCATCATTTGAGGATATTTAATCACTCATTATATTTATAATATGGGGACTACGATGTGGTCCCCATTAGCCTTTATTAAACGTTTAAATAAATTTACAAACATGGAATTCACAAAGAAAACTCTTAACGAAACATTAGATGTAAAATCTAATGGTAAAAAATCTTTTTCAGAAAAACCACAAAACATTGTTATTTCTGAATCACAATTAGAAAGATTAATTGAAAAACTAAACTCAACAAAATAATGTCGATTAAAAGAATCATCAGAGAATTTTACGAAGAAAAACAACTTCGTGAAGGATTTGACCCTGAAGGTAGTCCTGATTTAAAATACTATGCTTTTGATTGGGACGATAACATCGTAACGATGCCCACTCAAATCATTGTTTTAACGGAAGATGACCAAGAAATGGGGATGTCTACTGAGGATTTTGCAGACTACCGAGGGTTGATTGGTAAAGAACCTTTTGAATACAACGGTGAAATGATTGTTGGTTATGCTAATGACCCTTATAGAAATTTTGGGGTACAAGGTGATAAAGCATTCATTATTGATTCTATGATGGCATCTGTTGGTCCTTCATGGGATGATTTTGTTGAATGTATTAACGGTGGTTCAATCTTTGCAATTATTACTGCAAGAGGACATACACCGTCAGTATTAAGAGATGCAATATATAATTATATTGTGACCGACCATAACGGTATCAGTAAAGAAATATTGGTACAAAACTTAATAAAATACCGTAATATGGTGGGTGACACTGAAAAGGATATCCAAATTATGATTAATGACTATTTGGACCTTTGTAAATATTATCCTGTAACATACGGGGAGGGGTCAGCATCAAACCCTGAAGAAGGGAAGATTAAAGCACTAAGAGAGTTTATTGCTTATGTAAAAGAGATGAGTGAAATACTTGGAAAAAGAGCGTTCCTTAAAAATGATGTAAAAAATAATTTCGTACCGATGATTGGGTTTTCAGATGACGACCCAGGAAATGTGGAAAAAATCAAAGCATTTTTAGATTCAGAGTACGAAGATAAACCAGTAAGAACCTATTTAACTAAAGGAGGAGATAAACAAGAAATTTAAATTATTTTAACTAGTTTTTATTTTCTTCTAGTGGAACTTACCGAAAAATAATAAAAAGTAAATAGAAAAACTTTTGTAGTTGATATTTATTATAAAATAAACATAAGAACAGAAAAACCAAAATACTATGGCTGATTTATTAATGAAAATGCCCGTTCCTTATGAACCTAAAAGAAAAAATAGGTTTATCCTATCATTTCCTTCTTCATTGG